TATCATTATAACCTTCCTCCATAAAGGTGTGTTTAGGTAGCTACTAGAAAGGATTTATATGAAAGCGTTTGTGATTAGATTGGATGATAAAGTTTATAGTAAACTTAAAAAAGAATCTAAAAAGAAAAGAGTATCAATGAATAGATTGGTGCAGCATTACTGCGAGTTGTCCATTGGCGATGATAGTAAATTTAAAAGGTTGTTTGGGTAATGTTTGTTAAATATGCAGTTTGGATAATGGTCTTTTCTAACTACCCTCCACCTGCTAATCATATTTATATTGGTGATGTTAATAGTTGCAAGAAAGCTGACAGGTTAACTGAAGAATGGATTAATAAATACTATAAACCTAAAGGTTATTACGGATGGGTCTGCTTAAAGTGGGAAGAACATTTAAATTTATTATATGCTGGAAGAAAATATAAGGATCGAGTAAACGATGACAAAATACAAGGCGATTAGAACTGAAGTTGATGGAATTATGTTTGCCTCAAAAAAAGAGGCTATGCGATATAAGGAATTAAAGTTTATGCGAGATGAAAAAAGAATATCAGACCTGGTGTTGCAACCAAAGTTTCCGATTGAAGTTTGTGGTAAAAAGATATGCACCTACATTGCTGACTTTATCTATTATGAAAATGGTAATAAGATTATTGAGGATGTAAAAGGCGTTAAGACATCTGTGTACAGAATTAAAAAGAAACTAACTGAAGCTATATATAACATTACAATAAAGGAGGTATGATGGCTGATCCTAAATACAATATAGAGTTAATTAATCCTGATCATTACAAACAAGGAACTATTGAGTGCATAGATTACATACAAGATAGACTCGGTTACGATTTGTTCAAGGCATACCTTTTGGGGTCACACTACAAATACACTTATAGATTTTCTTATAAACACAAACATCTAGACCCACTCTCACGCAAAAAAGAAGAGGATAAAGATTTACGCAAGGCTATGTGGTATCTATGTCGCTACCAGGATATTCTTAAAAAGGAAATAGAGTGCCATGAAGAGAATAATAATAGGCAAGAGGTTGACTATGTAGAGGGTGATGTTCCAAGTGATGTTGAACAAAAATAGTGAAACTTATACATTGTTAGCTGTCGAGGCTGTTGAGTTTATGATGGAGTGTTTGCATAATGGTATGTCCTTGCATGATATTAGAACTATGTATATAACTAGAAAATCTATCCCTCTTGGATATGGAACTGTTTTGCAGCAATTAATTAGAGAACATGTTGAATGTCATACTCGTTTAGTTGATGCAAAAAAGATCTAAGCTACATAGGATTAATTGTGATTGGTGCAATAAAGAGTTTTGGAGTGACGAACCTTTTGTGGTTACTGGAAGTAAATTAGTATTTGAGTTAAAGTGTAATGAACAATTTGTTAAAAATGGATACAAACTACGAAGAGAAAAGACGCAAGAAAATACTGAGTAACGGCAAGAATAATGTACAAAGTGTTTACAGCTGTGGTCCTTTTACTGTTATTCCGAGCAGAGCTTTGAATGATAAACGATTCATGGATCAACCTCATAAACTTATGGTGCTGTGTATTATATGCAGTACAGCAAATAATTATACAGGAGTATGTTATCCATCACAGCAATACATAGCGAATAGAATTGATAGAACACAACCAACTGTGTCCAGAGCAATAACATCTCTGATTGATTGGGGATATATTAATAGACTCAGAAAAGGGTCACCACTTATTACAAAGGTAACTCGCTATGGTAAATCAAGTATCTATAGAGTTATGTATGATCCTTCCATGAGTGATAAAGAGTTGTATTCAAGAGCCTTAAATCAGGATGAAGAGTTGCAATCTGTACAGAGAAAAAATACAATAGACCTCATGCAAAAGAAGAATAATAAAGACACTCAAATATGCACCCCACGCATATCAGAACATGCACCAGATGAATATAATACTAGACTCAGTAGAACTAGACTAAATAATAATACTATAAGTACTACTAAAGAGAATAATAAATTAAATGAAATAGAAATGATGAAGGAATATCAGAAGCTCCATTATGAAATCTACAAAGTGCGATTCATTCCGGATCGAAGAGATTGGCAACAGATGATTAAGCTGATCACCTATCAAGATAAACAGACCGATCTACTAACCAAAGTTAAAAGTATATTACGAGGGAAAAAGAATGCGAGTAAGCCTCCGCTGTTTCCAATATCATATATCAATGCAGCATTAGAACCAAAGGGAACTACACCACAAGACATAGTTAAAGACCTGGCTAAAGCATTAAAGCCTAGAAGGAGATACAAGTTTGATTAAATTTAGCAACACTAGAGTGAAGTCTAGAAATGCAAAGCAAAGAATACGCAACAATCCGACCTCTACAAATAAAAAAGGCGAGTTGCCGAGTGGCGTACCTAGGGGGGGAGGGGGTCTCTGCGTATATAGGGGGATGCCACAAAAATATTTTTCAACTTTTACAAAGGAGTTTTTATGGTTGATCGATTAAATGCTGTTGTACCTTTAGAAGGTAAAGACGGCAAGACTTACTGGCATAATATTGGTAAGGCTTTTCAAAACAAGTTAGGAGGCTGGGATATTATATTTAATTCTTTGCCAATCCAACAAAAAGACAAGAACGGAGCTTTGGTTATGAAGGTGATGTTATTACCAGCTAAAGACAAGGTTGTTGATAACCCTTCGCCAAGATCTAATGAATTTAACGATCAAGTTCCGTTCTAATGGTAAAAAGGGTACTTCCTCGTCTAGAAAATTTTGCGAGTGTTCGCCAGATTAAACGAAAAATAAAAGGCAGCGATGTCATTTATAAAAACCGAGAGGCATTAGCGAGTGAGCTGATTAATATCGGAACTGCTAATATTTCGGATGTCGTTGAATGGGAGGGCGGTGTTGCAAAAGTTAAAGATGTTAAGGATATACCTGAGCACGCTTTATCAGCCATTAAAAAAATTAGGATTCTTAAAGATGGAACTCTAGACATTGAGATGGTTGATAAGGTGCGTGTTTTACAAATGTTAGCAAAGAGTGCTGGATTATTAGATACTGAGAATGAAGCTGACAGACCAGCAGTTATAGATATAAAAATGGTAGGACCTACCGAGGAGAAGGAATGAATAATAATTTTAGGGTTGTTTCTTTGCCAAAACATGAGGCAGAAAAATGGCTTTTACAAAAACATTATGCAAAGAGAAAAGCTCCTATATCATACTTGTTTGGCATTACTGACGGAGATTATATTTTAGGGGTTTGTTCTTTTGGATGTCCTCCTAACATGAATTATAACGATGGAAAATGTCTTTTTAATGATTTAAGTGTAAAAACACTTGAGTTAAATAGACTTGTTGTTAATTCAAATCAACCTAAAAACACATTGTCTTTTTTTGTAAGTCAATGCCTTAAACAATTACCAAAGCCATGTGCAGTTGTTTCTTATGCTGATCCCAATGTAAATCATTTTGGTTATATATATCAAGCGACAAATTGGTTATATTTGGGTACAAGTTCTCCAAAACATAGGTATCACTTTGAAGATGGGTCAACATTTGATATTAGGCGAGGGATACATACAAAAGGCAAGATAGTTAAAAAAGAAAAACTTAAAAGCACGTTAAGATATTTATATTTAGTTGGCACAAAGTCAGAAAGAAAAAAAATGAGATTGCACTTAAAACATTTACCTCAAAAATATCCAAAGGGAGAAGTTAATCATTATGAGTGCAAAGACTTGCGTGTACCATATCAACGAACAATGTTTGAGTATTAATAAAAAAAAGGAGTAATATGTTAACAGATCGGCAAATTAAATTAATTCAACCACCTACAACAGGACGTAAATCATACACTGATAGGAATGGGTTATGTCTGAGAGTTACTGCTAATAATCATAAGAGTTGGAGTATTCAGTATCGTCAGAATGGTCGTAAGATGAGATATACCATTGGAAAGTATCCTATAATATCTTTGAAGGATGCTCGTAAACTAACGATAAAAAAATTTAAGGAAATAATTTATGACACTTGAAAAAATGTTACATGAGAAACAGAAGGAAGTTCATGTTTTACAAATGCGTTTAAAAAAATGTATTGAACAAAAAGAAAGGTTAAAGAAAAAGAATGACGGATCATAAATTATTAGATTTGTTTTCTGGTATTGGTGGCTTTAGTTTCGCAGCTGATAAATTTGGTATTAAGACTATTGCCTTTGTAGAAAAAGAACCTTTCTGCCAAAAAGTCTTGAAAAAACATTGGAACGATGTTCCGATTATTGATGATATAAGAAAAGTAAAAGGAGATAATTATGGATCAGCTACCATTGTTTCAGGAGGATTTCCCTGTCAACCCTTCTCGGTTGCAGGAAAAAGAAAAGGAACAGATGACGACAGATACCTCTGGGATGAAACTATTAGAGTTGTTGCCGAGTGTAAACCGAGGTGGTTTATTGGAGAAAATGTTGACGGACTTGTTAACATCCAAGACGGCATGGTACTCCGACAGGTGCAAGATGATCTGGAAAAAGAGGGTTTCCAAGTCCAATGTCTTGTTATTCCAGCTAGCGGTGTCGGTGCATGGCATCAAAGAAAAAGAATCTGGATTATTGCACACTCCGACACCAACCACTCAAGATTCCAGGATTGGGCCGAACAATGTGAAAGGCAATCAACATCGAGTCAAGAGAGGGAGTCCAGCTCTAGCCGACACAGTTCTGTTTCCAACACCAACAGCGGGGAATTGCATGGATGTATGTCAACCAGCCAATTATGTGGAGAGAAACTCAAAGGGTTGGACAGTAACGAGGAAAAAGACAGGAACGAAATTTGGAGCGAAACTGAACGATGTGGTGAACAAGTTGCAGACCGAGGGAATGTATCCGACTCCGACAAACAGCGAACACAAATACAGACTAAAAGGAAACAGCCAAGCATCAAAGTGTCTGGAAGCACAGAGCAGAAGAGCTGGTGGCAGACTCAATCCGAACTTTGTGGAGTTCCTAATGGGATATCCTACGAACTGGACAAAGGTAGAGTAAATAGATTAAAGGCACTTGGTAACTCCATAGTACCACAAATCGCTGAACAATTATTTAAGAGTATAATTTATGCAGAACAGTAATATCCCAGGACTCAAACTTGATTTTAGTAAATCACCAACTGTCTGGAAGTTCCTTAATGACAACTCTTTTGTCAGAGGCTTGATTGGACCAGTTGGATCTGGAAAATCCTATGCTTGTTGTGCTGAAATTTTTAAACGAGCAATACAACAAAAACCAAGCAAAAGAGATGGAATAAAATATTCTCGGTTTGTAATTGTTAGAAACTCATATCCGATGTTAAAAACGACAACTTTAAAAACTTGGTTGGAATTATTCCCAGAACATGTTTACGGACCTGTTCGTAATTCGCCACCAATCACGCACCACATAAAATTACCGAGTCGAGAAGGTGCAGCTGGAGTTGATTTAGAGGTGATATTTTTAGCATTAGACCAGCCGAAGGATGTTCGTAAATTATTGAGTTTAGAAGTTACTGGAGGATGGATTAATGAAGCAAGGGAATTGCCTAAGAGTATTGTTGATGGATTAACACATAGGGTAGGAAGATATCCTGTCAAGGATGATGGTGGTCCGACATGGCGAGGAGTTATCTTGGATACGAACCCATGCGATGATGATCATTGGATTTATAGATTATCCGAGAAAGAACCGCCAAAAACTCGTTTTGCGTGGAAATTTTTCCGACAACCGCCTGGAGTATTCGAAGCGAAGGATGTGCCAGAGGAAATGCCAGAGGCTCAAGGTTTTGTACATTCCGCAGGTAAATGGTGGCAGACTAATGATAAGGCTGAGAATCTTAATAATTTGCCTGTTGGATATTACGAACAATTACTTGGCGGAAAAAATATAGATTGGATTCGGTGTTATGCAGAAGGTAAATTCACTTATGTTCAGGAAGGCAAGCCTGTATGGGGTGAGTATGATGATGCGAGTATGGTTGATGATTGCGAAATATTAGATGGTGTACCAATACAGATTGGTCTTGACTTTGGATTAACACCTGCCGCTGTGTTTGCCCAGAGAACTCCGAGAGGTGTTTGGAATGTTGTGCATGAGCTTGTAACTTTTGATATGGGATTAGAACGCTTTTGCATATTACTCAAAGAAGATATTAACAGATTTTTTCCGAAGCATGAGCTATCGGTTTGGGGTGATCCAGCAGGTAGCCAAAGATCAACGCTAAACGAAGATACTTCTTTTGATCATTTAAAAACTCATGGCATTATTGCCAGACCTTGTGCAACTAATAATTTTAAAACAAGGCGAGAAGCTCTTGCTATGCCAATGACAAGGCTTATTGAAAACAGACCAGGATTTAGGATTGATCGTAAATGTGTTCGCTTGAGAAAATCTTTAGCTGGTGGATATCATTTTAAGAGGGTGGCTATAGGAGCTGGTCAGGAGCGGTTCAAAGACACACCGAATAAAAACGAACATTCGCACATTGGTGATGCAGCACAGTATTGTTTACTCGGAGGGGGAGAACATAGACGAATGACGCAAGGTAACAGACCACAGCTTAAACCTTTGGTTGCTAAGATAGATTTTGATCCGTTAGCATGATGTATTTATTTGTTGAATCTATTGCCACACTAACCGCTATAATTTCTATTTATCTTTATGGAAATGGTTGGAAGTATTCTGGATACTTTGGTTTATTCTCACAATTTTGGTGGATACTATTTACTTACATCAATGATCATAAGACTCTATATTTTCTTTGTTTGTGCATGGTTATTACTCATATTCGCAACATAAGGAAAATGAATAAATGACATTTACTTGCGAAGAATTAAATCATGTAATGGTTTTAGATGGAGTTGACTATAAATTAATTCCGTTTCATTACACGCACTTAAACATGATGGAGTTCCGAGAGTCCGAATATTCTCTTATAAACAGCTTTATTGATTACGAAGAAAAAATTAAAACTTGCCCAGTAGAAGGATTATCATTTTCAGGAGTATGTTTTGGAGATATAGTTTGTTGTTTTGGAATTATACCTTTATGGCAAGGTGTTTATGAGGCTTGGTTGCTACCTTGTAAAGACTTAACTAAAAATAAATTAAGGTTTCATAAATCCAGTTTAAAATTTTTTGAGTATGTTGCTGATAGATTAAATATCCATAGATTACAGATAAATGTTAATAGGCAAAATTGCCTAGCATACAAGTGGGCAAAAAAGTGTTACTTTACTGAAGAAGGATTATTACGAGAGTATGGTCCAGACAAATCTGACTTTTATATTATGAGTCGTTTGTTTAATTATAACGAAAAGGAGTAAACATGGGTGGATTTTTTTCAAAACCAAAAGCACCAGCACCTCCGCCAGGACCATCACAGGCAGAGCTTGACTCTATTGCAAGAAGAGAAAAACAAGCAGAAGAAACAAAGGCGAGGGAATCAAGAGAAATTGCAGCAAGAAAAAGAACAAGAAGGGGATCACAAGGTCTTATGACAGCTTTTATTGGCAGAAAGCCAGAAGAAGAAACAGGTCAACAAACTTTAGGACCAAGTAGAAATCCAAGAAGTTATGGTTAAAAAATATATTAGAAATCCAAAAAAAAGGAGAGATGATGCCGAAAGTAATGTATAAAACAAAAGACGGAATGAAAACTAAAATGTTTCCGTATACAAGCAAAGGAACTGAACAAGCTAAAGATTTTGCTAAATTAGTAAATGGCAAGGTTGAAATGTCTGTTAAAAACTCTAAAATGAAATATGCTCAAAAAACACAAAAATCCTAAAGGTGGTTTAACTCAAGCTGGGCGTGATCATTTTAAAAAAACAGAGGGAGCTAATTTAAAGCCACCAGTTAAAAAAGGAGTAAATCCAAGACGAATTAGTTTTGCTGCTCGGTTTGCTGGCATGAAAGGTCCAATGAAAAAACCTGACGGAACACCAACCAGAAAAGCCTTAGCCCTACGAGCATGGGGTTTTAGAAATGAAGAGTCAGCTCGTAACTTTGCTAACCAACATAAAAAGTCATGACAAAAAAAATAAATAATACTTATAACGATTTTATAAAACAATCTGACAAAGGTTTTAGACAATTATTTAATAGAATGCCTTTAGGTCAAGTTTTTTTACAAGGTAACAAAGGCTCAGGGTATGATAGTTTTTTTGAAAGTTTTAAGAGTAATGTAAAAAATAAAATGAATTCTGGATCTGTCCGTTTTAAAGGATCGTCTGCACCACAAAACAGAAGCAGAAAAAATGTTAGGACAGTAAGGCGATCTTTAATGAAAAAGGCAACATAATGGCAAAATTACAACCTGAACAACTAAAAAGAAAATATGATTTAAACAATAGCCATAAGGACAGCTGGCGTTCCATTTACGAAGATGCATATCGTTATGCGTTGCCAATGAGAAATTTATACGATGGTTACTACGAAGGGAACACTCCAGGTCAAGATAAGATGGCAAGAGTGTTTGACTCTACTGCTATAGACAGCACGCAAAAATTTGCAAATAAATTGCAGAGTGGTTTATTTCCACCTGCTACACAATGGTGTCGTTTAGTTCCTGGTTCAGAGATACCTAAAGAACGAAGAATAGAAACACAACAAGTTTTAGATAGTTATGCAAATAAGATGTTTGATGTTATGCGTCAATCAAATTTTGACCAAAGTATGGGTGAGTTCCTGCTTGAGTTAGCGATTGGTACAGCGGTTATGTTGGTACAACCTGGAGATGAAGTAACGCCAATAAGATACACCGCCGTACCTACTTTTTTAGTAACTTTTGAGGAAGGTCCATTTGGTACTGTTGATAAAGTTTACAGACGAATGAAAAAACCTTTCGGCATTCTTGATCAGGAATTTCCTGATATTAAAATTCCACAAGACATGAAAGTAAGTTACCAAGGCAGAGAAAACGAGATGGTTGAATTGATTGAAGGCACATATTACGAAAAAAATACTGGTAGGTGGCATTATCAAATTATTGATTACAATGGCAAGAGTGAGCTTGTATACAGAGATTTAAAATCATTTCCGTGGATTGTTGCTCGTTATATGAAAGCTGCTAATGAAAGGTATGGTCGAGGTCCTGTTTTAACTGCTCTACCAGATATTAAAACATTAAACAGAGTATTAGAATTAACATTAAAAAATGCGAGTCTTACCATTGCGGGAGTTTATACCGCCGTAGATTCTGGAGTATTAAACCCTGGTTCTATTAATCTCGTACCTGGTGCAATCATACCTGTTAATTCTAATGGCGGTCCTAGGGGAGCTGACCTACAGCCATTACCAAGAACTGGAGATCCTCAGTTATCTCAGATTGTTGCGAATGATTTACGCATAAATATAAAAAAGATTATGTTAGATGAGTCTTTGCCACCAGATACAATGTCGGCAAGAACAGCTTTAGAAGTTGCTGAAAGAATGAAACAATTGTCACAAAATCTTGGAGCTGCATTTGGCAGGCTAATAAATGAAACAATGTATCCAGTAGTGAGAAGGACTCTTGAAGTTATGGATGGTTTAGGAATCATTCAATTGCCATTAAAGGTTAATGGTCTACAAGTTAAAATTCAGCCAATTGGTGAGATTGCTATGGCAAGCAATATGACAAAAGTAAATCAAGTTATGCAATACGCACAGATAGCAAGTCAGTTAGGACCAACAGGGCAAATGACTATTAAGATGGAAGAAATTGCCGACTATATTGCGGAAGCAATGGGAATTCCTTCTGAGATTAGAACTACTTATGAAGAGCGTATGCAGATGCAACAGGTCATGGCAGAACAAGCTCAGATGATGGCTCAACAGCAACAGGCACAGCAAGCTCCACCTCAACAACCACCACAACCACCACAGGGTCAATAATGAATTACAATTATTCAGGATATGATCCATTCATATATAGAAAGAAAAAAAATGAAAACAGAAAAAGAAGAGCAAAAAACAATAAATAGTCCTGGTTGGGAAGGCTTAGATGCCACGCCTAACCCACATCAAAGAATAGAACCAACAGAATTAGATAAATT